GCATTATGTCGCGGGACTTTATCCCTAGAGGCAACGTGCTTCCCAGTAGCACGGTTGTAAGCCAGGCATGTTGAGAAATCATGCCCGCACTTACAAACTAAAGGTCCATTTCTTGCGTTGGATTTCGCGCCGGTTTTTACTGAGCCCACGGTCTGCTTTACTTGGTTGATTTGGTCTGTCACTTTCCAGTGAGGCCGGTTTTTCTTGTCAAGCCGAGCGGTCTTTCTGTTTAGCTTCTTGACTAGAACCAGGGTAAACTACCACATCGAGGTGGTCGAAATTGCAGAATCACTGCAGACAATTATTCATCACCCAATTGACAAGGGGACCTTTAATGTAAAGGTATAACTCAGTGTGCACTCTGCGTTTACAGGCTTGTGACTGTCAGGACGGGGGAGCGAACCTCCCACTTATGAATCCATGTCGGGATGTCTGGTCTACTCTGGCCGCATTACACCCCGGGAATAACCCGGGGGTGCACACTCAATCAATAAGGTGGGTTGGTAACCCACATAATTCACGCACTTACCGGTGCTAACGGTTTGGCGCATAGGGTATCTATGCGGCAGCGGCAATCATATCGGGGTAACGTTTTCCGAATATGTCTTGCGGCCCTCCTGTGTCGCGATCAAGAAGCAGTGTAGCAATAGGTGAGTAAGCATCACCAAACTGCATCTGATCGACTCTCTCCTGGAAAGTTCTCTGCTTTCCATAGTCCCAATCATAGTGAGCATTGAGACTAGACATGACCTCCACGGAAGTTTCCAAATTCGTGGGTTCACGGGCGAACGCTTCAAATTGTCTGCGTTCAAACCAGGCATCATGGCCTTCGGTAAGGACAAGGACTCGGTCAATGACCGTTCTAATAGGTGGAAGGAAGTAGGAAGTATTCTTGAGACCCAATGCGATACCACGCATCATGGACTCCCTACTAACACCCTGAGGGGGATTTATGATATACCCCAGCTTTGCTAACACTCGCCCTGGCTTCGGGCCAAATGTCAAACCACCTTTAGTCTCATACAAACGATTGGAACAGAACTCGACATCTTCACGTCGGCTACGGTAGACAGCTTCACTCTCAAACCCAAGAGTCGCCATCCCTTCCTCCCAAGGAAACTTCTGGAACTCAGGATGGCGCATGGCGTTGTCATCGCCCTGCACCAACATCCTGAATGTCATTGAATTTCTACAATAGGAGACCGTTTTACCCGTCCATAGGCAGTACAAATACGCGTGAGCTACTCCGTTGATGACAGAATTCATCACAGAGGTGTAAGGATCACCACTCTTACGCGTACCATCACACTTGTACTTCCAACCATGGTGCGTCACTCCGTGGGTACTGATGTTAGCATCCATCAGTTCGACAACAGCCCGTGGAGCTCCAAATTGTCGACACAACCACACTTCATATTCACACCAGGCTCGTCGGATAGTGGCGTCAAATTTGGCGAGATCATCCTCAAGCCATAAGCCAGCAACACTATCAATAAACTCAGCTGCCTTCTTGGCAGTAACGCCGCTGGTGAAGCACATAAAATTTTTAGTGCTCCACCTGCGCTTCATCAAATCTTGCAGGGCCATAATCCATGGACCCACTAGACAGATGAACTCGGGAGTGGCACCTTGAATAAGTCTTGGTGCTTTCTGTTTCCTCCCTAACGGCGAGCTGTACAAATCATTCTCCACCTTAACGAATGATGTTCGTTTGGTGTACATGTACAGCTGCGCACGAGTCAGAGCACTAAACTCTGATACGCCCTCGGATAATAGGCGCTCGTGCGTTTTCCTGAGTATTCTTTTGACACTTGGCGACGCGTTCGACCTCCTGATATACTCATCAAAAGGGACGCTTTGTATCTTGTGCATCTTGGGAAAGAGATCTCTGTGTTCTCTTTTAGCCCAGTCGACGCAATCTTCAATGGCTGTGGCTTCTTGTGTTGCACACAGCGCCCGCGTTACCAGGGCTTGCTTTTCATTGAATTGATTGCTCGCAAAGCATGTTGGTCGATAAAGGTTCGTGTCAAACCCCATTTCCACATGCTTACCCCGAATTTCCATCGGTGATTTTGCAACAAGATTTGGTCTCAGCCGCCTCTCGTCCAACACCAATTTAGCTCCATCCTTGAAGTTTTTTGGCATTGGCAACTGCGCACAGTTTACGGGTAATCGTATCACTGGAACTGGCGCTGAAATGTCAGGGGTCCAGGCAAACCCCTTGCTATTTACACCCTCGGGGGACTAAGCGCGGTCTTGACCCACCATAGAGTCAAACCGAGCCATGTTCCCAGAAGGAGAGGGGTGCTAGAAGAAACACCCGTGAACGATTGTAGACCAGTCAAGCACAGGCTTGCCACTTGTCCAACCGAACCTTGAATAGCAGATGAAGCTTTGGTGGCCTTGTTGCTGACATACTGTTTGCCAACAACTAGCCCAACCACAGCCCCAACGACACACAATCCCGCTCCCGCAGCCACAACCTTCCCAGTCTTCGTTCTGAGAGATTGCCGAACTTTTGGCCAGGTGCGGCGGCGCAAATCGACATGCGCCCGTTGCACGACTCTAGAGACGTTTTGCTGTTCGTCCCAAGAATCGAGAAACGCGATTGCTGGAGCATACATGTTCGCAACTTGTTGTTCATCAGCTGTAATAGCCAATTCTGAAACAAGCACTCGACAGCGAGCCACGGAAAGAGAGAAATTTTCCCATGCACTATCGCGAACACGATGACTCCACCAATCCTTCATCTCTGCCACCAATGAAGCTGGCAGACGCACTTGGATTTGACGTTCGTTAAAATGAAGTCCAAAATGCTTGACAAAGAGTTGCTCACTCACCCTAGAAGGATTCCATTTGCCCATGAAATCCAAATAGTCGAAATTTCTGGTCTCAAAGAGCGTGTTCAACATACGACGATCTCTGTATCCAATAATTCCGTCACCAGGTCCATCTTCTTTTGGATCACGTGGTGATAGGGCTGGTGGTGGCACATCATCCAGAGGAGGAATATCCTGCAACTCTTGGAGAGCCACCATCTCGTCACGCGCAGCTTGACGTGCAACAAGTTCCTCGAGTACCAATCGATGGAATCTGTGCACGCCCAAAGCAGGGGCACCAACGAAATGAAGATTTCGGTGTGCCTGTCGCAGATCTCTCTGGAACTGCGCGCGGCGGTGTCCTCGACGTTCCCCGAAACTACTGGCGATATTGTCAACCAGGGCTTCTTCCAAAGGGGGAGCTTGTGGTACATTTCTGTGCATAGGCGGAGCCTGTGGCACTCGTGGACCAACGTCGTTCAAAGCGTCGTCGTACTTATGCTCCATTTCTGACACACTAGCATAGTGAGTGCGTAGTGGTTGAAAACGATTGGAGGATTGTACGGAGACAGCGGAAGCCTGTGGTGCTCCGCTTCGTCCCATCAGTTGATTGAGTTCGTTGAACGCATTTTGCTGTTCACGAGTCATTCGTTGCATGCGAGCTCGATACTGTTGCTCACGAACGATTGATTCTCGAACCAACTGACTTCGCTGTGACACGCCCTGTGGTGAAGGCTGGCTAGGCCGGGCGTGCTTTCTCTCTTCTTGTACACCACAAGAGGATGGTTTGCTCGATGACCCCATCGAGCCCTGCTTTACCGGTGAGACCGGCTTACGAGAAGCAGAAGGAGGATAACTTAGGCTGGGGACCTCCCGGTTCCTTACAGCTGCAGTCGTCTTGGGCTGCCGTGACCGGCGGCACTGTGTGCACCCGACCAGATTCCCCAGCTTAAACGGACATCGACAGGATGATTCGCGCTGGGTCTCTGACTTTACACTGTTACCCACCAGACGACAAGTGGGCTTCTCAGCCATTTCTTACGGAATTGGAAAACACGGTTTTATTATACTACAGGAAATTTCTAAACCTGCGGGTCTACCATCGCGCCCACTCAAATAGTGGCTTCGTTTCGTACAGACAACGACGGATCGAATGGCAAGATTCACCGTCACCAAACGGTGTTGGCAGTTTAACTGCCCTAAGTGGGTACTATTAGTTTGACCCACCAGTCCCCCTAACATCACTGGCTTTGGGATACAGGGCTAAGGGTAGTGGTACCAACCACAAAATGTGCCGCTAGACTCACGAACACAAACCCAAAATCCCTCGAGAAAGACAACCTGTTGTGAAACATCACAGGAAAAAGAAAGATAACCTCATTTCTTTTTTCACCAAAAAACCCACTTCCAACTGGCGACCGAACTGGCTCTTACGAGACTACAGTGCATGGTTCCATCCAGCGGTGGGAAAAAGACGCCAAG